AGGATATGCTAAAGGTGGTATGGCAAAAAAAACCAAAGGCTACGCTAAAGGCGGTATGTCAAAAAAAACTAAGGGTTATGCCAAAGGCGGCATGACTAAAAAAACCAAAGGTTATGCTAAAGGTGGTATGGCTAAAGGTACTAAAGGTTATGCCAAGGGTGGTATGACTAAAAAAACTAAAGGGTACGCCAAAGGTGGTATGGCTAAAAATAAAAAGTAATTAGTGCCAAACTTAATTAGTAACGTCCCATATTTTAGATGTTGGGTAAGGAGAGAGTTCACATGTAATCATACCGATTATCATGGTGAGTTTATTCATGCTTATGCAATTGCTGTTAATACCATTCCAGATCGATCTTTATCTTTTCAGGTAGTATTTACCGGTTGTGAAATAGACGATGAAGATTGGCAAGAGGGTAACATCCATGGTGGTGCTATGTGGGCTAGAATGCCTATTCAAGCATTGGTTGCTGACATCCCAGTAGAACAATGGCCAGAGCCAATGGAAGATCACATTGCTCAACCTTGGGATTGTGAATCAAGAGATCACTCAGTAATTATTATGGATCGAGTCAGCTCTAGTCCTTGGATCTGTAAAATAGATGGCGAGTTCTATACGGGTAAATATTTATTTACAGTTGATTACACAAACAACGAAATAGCTGATGATCCTGCTCAACATAAACAATCACATGTGTTATATTTAACTGACGCTGGCAAGTGGACAGGCAACTTTGTTGCTTTACCTAACAATAGAGTTAGAGCAACAAGCCCAGCCTTATGGCGAACTGGAGAAGGTGCTCCAGATTTTATGCCATCACAATGGGTTCACTCAGCTGAAGGACACGAAAGTTATTTAGATCCAAAGATAACTTTCAATAATTTATATGACGAGGATGATTAAATGGCAACTTCAGGTAGTACTAATTTTGAACCAAACGTTACCGAGTTTATTGAAGAAGCGTTTGAACGTTGTGGCGTAGAATTAAGAACAGGTTACGACTTAAAAACAGCTAGAAGATCTATCAATTTAATGTTGGCTGAATGGGCCAACCGTGGCTTAAATCAATGGACCATAGAACAAGCAACACAAACTGTTACTGAGGGCACAACTGATTACACTTTAAATGCCAATATTATTGATATTCTTGATGTAGTGGTTAGAAGAACAACCAATCAAGTACAAACTGATATCAGCATGGATAGAGTTAGTCGCAGTGAATACATCAACATTCCAAACAAAACTACTAAAGCTAGACCAACACAATTCTTTTTAGATAAGTTAAATACGCCAGTTTTAAAAATATGGCCAGCACCAGAGAACTCTACGGATGTATTGGTGTTTAATAAAATAGTTAGAATGGACGATGCTGATTCAGCTATCGACACCATGGATATGCCTTTTCGTTTTTATCCTTGCTTTGTTGCAGGTTTAGCTTACTACTTATCAATGAAACGAGCTCCAGAAAGAACTCTACCATTGAAAGAAATATACGAAGAAGAATTTAGAAGAGCAGCCGATCAAGACGAAGATCGAGCCTCATTAAGAATAGTACCTTATACCCAGGGCTACTAATGGCTAAGACATCAGGTAAATACGCTTATGGAATATGTGACATAAGTGGTTTTCGTTACAAATTAAAAGATATGAAAAAAACTTGGGATGGTTTATTAGTTGGACCAGATCAATGGAGTCCTAAACATCCACAGTTAGATCCACAAAGACATGTTGCTGATGCTGAGGCTTTATTAGATCCCAGACCAAATACTGACTTTGAGGTAAATGAGGGTAAAGTAACAACAACTGAGGACCCTATAGGATCTGAAATCAAGGGAAATAAATTAACAGCCTCTATTGGGGATGTTACAATTACGACATGACTTACGCAGAACTAACGACATTAATTCAAAATTTTTGTGAAAGCACTGAAACAACTTTTACCAATACCATTCCTGACTTTGTAAAAAACGCTGAAGATAGGATATTTGAATTAGTACAATCGGATTATTTTAGAAAAAATGTGCAAGGTAATTTAGCAACTGGTAATAGATTTTTAACTTGCCCGACTGATTTTATTAGTAGTTTTTCTTTAGCAGTTATTGATGGTAATAATGATTACGAATTTTTATTAAAAAAACATCCAAGCTTTATGCAAGAATATAGTGTTGATGTTTCTGATACTAGCTTGAGATCCAAACCTTTATACTACGCAGACTTTGATAAAGAATTATCTTCAGGATCTAATAGTGGTTCAACTATTATTGTTGCTCCAGTACCAGATACAAACTACAGTGTCGAGTTACACTATTTATACAGACCAACTAGTTTAGTTACTGATACCACTGGCACTTGGTTATCAACCAACGCTAGAAACACTTTATTGTATGGGGCCCTAGTAGAAGCTTATACTTTCTTAAAAGGCGAACCAGATTTAATAACTTTGTATGAAAACAGATTTCAACAAGAAATCTCTAGATTAAAAAACAGAGCAGAAGCAAGAGGTAGGAGAGACGAATATCGTTACGATTCGTTAAGATCACAAGTAACTTAATGGAAAAAATAAAAGATTTAGAGGGCAAGAAAATTGCCATCGTAGGCTTAGGCAAAAGTTGGTTTGAGTTTGCTTTAGCCAGAACCAATGGTACTAAGTTTGATGAAGTCTGGGCAATCAATACTGTTGGTAACGTTATTTATCATAATCGTGTTTTTATGATGGATCCAGCTTCTAGGTTTTTTGACAGTGACGATGCTGGATTTCAAACTAACGGCGCGCAAGAAATGTTAAAAAAACATCAAGGCCCTATCTATACCTGTGAATTAGATGAAAGATGTCCAGGCTTGGTTGAATATCCAATCAAAGAAATACTCGAAGAAACCAATTGTCATTATCTAAACAACACCGTGGCTTATGCCATTGCTTTTGCTTTTTGGCATAAAGTTGGTGCTATACATTTATTTGGCATAGACTTTGGCTACAAAGGCAATTTGTATTTTGCTGAAGCTGGTAGAGCTTGTTGTGAGTACTGGTTAGCACTTTGTATGAAAGAAGGCATTGAAGTTGGCGTAGCTGCAACTTCTTATCTATTAGATACAGCCGTACCAGATGATGAAAAACTCTATGGCTATCATCGTTTAGCAGATCCTTTAATACCAGTTTATGATGAACAACAACAAAAACTTTCAATTAAAAAAAGAAGTGACTTTGAAAACAAAAGTTATATACCAGAACCCACTTTAGTTGGTAGAAACGAAGACGAAAAAATAAATATGAACGACTTAATAAACGATAAAAAAAACGAACCTAAAAAATGGTAATAAAAATAACTCCAGATGGAATGCCAGCACTAGGAGTTGTTGAAGTAGCGACCACAAACTTTGGTGGGCATCCTCCAGATTATTGGGCAGATCGGTTAACTGAAAAAATAGTGGGTTACTCGGAAACCAAAGAGCCACATATTAATGAACAAGCAAAAGCCTATCGAGACGCTATTAGAGAAGTTTGTTTGATTTACATTAAAAATGCTATAAAATCTTACAAAGCTAGTTTGATTCAAGAGCTGATTGAAGCTGGCGATGAAGACTTAGCAAAAATTATAAAAAGGATATAACATGGCAATTACATCTACATTAACTACTAGTTTCAAGCAAGAGTTACTTGAAGCAGTACACAACTTTAAAAACTCAGGCGGCGATACTTTTAAGTTAGCTTTATATACTAGTTCTGCAACACTTGGTGCAACCACAACTGCTTTTGTTACTACTGGTCAAGCTTCAGGTACCAACTATACTTCGGGAGGTGCAAACCTTACTAGAGTAGATCCAACTACTGGCGGAACTACAGGTTTTACTGATTTTGCAGATTTAACCTTTGGTACGGCTACTATTACAGCTAGAGGTTGCATGATTTATAACTCATCTGATAGTAATAAATCAGTAGCTACTATTGATTTTGGTGGAGACAAAACTTCAACCGCTGGTGACTTTACAATAGTTTTCCCAGCTGCTGCTGCATCTACTGCTATTATCAGAATAGCGTAAGGAGGAAAGCATTGTGGCTTTCGTCCTTAACGACAGAGTAAAGGAGACTACCACCACTACGGGAACCGGTACTGTTAACCTTGGTGGTGCAGCAACAGGTTTTGAAACTTTCGTTGCTGGAGTTGGTAACAGTAATTCTACTTACTATTGTATTGCTGGGCAGACCACTGCCGAGTTTGAAGTAGGTATTGGTACTGTTACAGATGCCTCACCCGATACGCTTTCCCGTACCACAATTTTATCTAGTTCTAACAGCGATAGTGCTGTTGATTTTAGTGCAGGTACTAAAGATGTTTTTTGCACACTACCAGCTGCTAAAACGATTCGTGAATTTGACACTGCTGTAAATATACCCACAGGTACTACCGCACAAAGATCTAGTTCAGCTGCGGCTGGAGACTTTCGTTACAATACTAGCACTGGTCGGTTTGAAGGTTACTCATCAGCTTGGAACGCGTTAGGCGGATCCAATACTTTCTCTACAGATATTTTTGCTGGAGATGGTTCTGATACTACTTTTACCTTATCGCAATCTATAGAAAACGAAAACGATTTATTTGTTTTTATTGATGGTGTCTTTCAGGCTCATAACTCATATAGTGTTTCTGGCACCACTTTAACTTTTAGTACAGCTCCTGCGAATAGTAGAGTTATTACTGCTTACTCAGTTAAATCCGCAGTCTCTGGTAACAACGTTACTATTTCAACTATGGATGGTGATGGTAGTGATACCACTTTAACTTTGGCCGCAGATCCAGTAAACGAAAACAACGTCCAAGTTTATATTGATGGGGTTTATCAAAATAAAGACACTTTTGCTGTGTCTGGCACCACCTTAACATTTAGTGCTGCCCCACCAAATGGCACTAAGGTAGAGGCCATAACGCTAACACAGACTAATATTAATACAGCCACTCAACTAGCTGATGCTGATGGTGATACTAAGGTACAAGTAGAAGAAAGCTCGGACGAAGATAAAATTAGGTTTGATATAGCAGGCACAGAAGAAATGGTAATGGATGCTACAGGTATCGTTATCAATGATGGAAGTAATAACAGAGACTTTAGAATTGAATCAAACGGACAAACTCATGCTTTGTTTGTTGATGGTGGCTTAGATAATATAGGTATAGGATATTCAGCAGCACACACAGCAATTAATAAAGGGTTAGTTATATTAACTGGTGATGGTAATGGTGGTATTCAACTCAACAAAGAAGATGGTAGTTATCCTAGCTCTGGAGAAACTTTAGGTTCAATAGGTTGGAAAGGTGCAGATAGTGCTAATAGTAATGCTGCTGCTGGAGCATCTATAGTTGGTATTGCTGCCGAAGATTTTAGTGGTAGCACAGAAGCTACAAACTTAGCTTTTAATACAAAACCATCAGGCACAGGTCCAGGCTCTGCTCCAAGCGAAAGAATGCGAATTGATTCTTCTGGTAATGTTGGGATTGGAACTACAAGTCCTGCAGTTTTAAATCATATTTCAGCAGGATATTCAGCACCGACAAATGGAATTGATTCAAATATTTTTTCGTTAATATCTAATTCAG